TCATCCGTTGGCTCCTGCGCCCATCTCGCGGGCTTCGTTGATGGCATCGGCCATTGCAAACGCCGGGTTGGAATGCGACGCCTTGGCGTGGATGCGAGTGCCACTCTTGCGGGTGAAGACGATCTCTGCGTCGAACGTTTTCCCGCTCCAGTCTTGCTCCAGCTTCACACGACCCAATGACATCGCCTCGGCAAGGAGCGAGTCCATCGTTTCAGCACGGCTGGCGATCGCGATGGCGCTCATACCGCACTCCACTGCTCATCGGTGAGTTCGGGCCGAGGGTCACGATGGCCATCCACACGACAGCGTTGCTGGGGCAGCAGGATCGTCGCGCATGCCTTCGGGCGAAGCCGCCGACATTCAGGGCATTCCACACCATATGCAGCGCGCAGTCGCTTCTTGTGATCCTTGATCGCGCGGAAGTCGTCGATTGCCTCGCTCATATCGGCAGGCCTCCCTCGAATCGCGCCATGGTGGCGGCGGTGTCAGCGTCGACTACGCGAAGATGAATGCCGTCGGCGAGTTCCCGGATGGTGATCGCGGCGCCGGGCGGAAAGCTTGCGATGTCCTCGGCAGTGATCACGGCATGCCCGCCGGCCTTCGCGACCATGATCGCGGCGAGCTTGAACCACTGGTCTCGCATGGCCTGCGTCACGGGGTGATTCTGGTTGAGTTCACTCATGCTGCTTTCGCTCCACGGTCGGGGGACGGTGCGGCGTCCTGGTGCTTGGTCTTCATGTGTCGGGCGAGCTGCACGAAAGTCCGGTTGCAGTGCGGACAGACGCCGGCGTGGATCCGGCGCTCTGCTCGGCGTGCCTTCGTCTCCGCTTCGTTGAGCCTGGCCAGCGTTGCCTGGTGGCGCCAGTCGGTGAAGAAGCACGCGACCGCCCCAGGGTTGCAGGCCCCGAGCGCGGCGCCCGCCCACAGGGCGGACCAAAAGTGAAACGACCGCTGATCGCGACTGTCGCCGCTGAAGTCCGGCAGGGCGTTGTTACCGCTCCCGGTGCAGACGTACTTCACGCGGGTGTCCTGGGCGCGGTCGCCTCTGAATTGGCCGCCGCTGCTGTAGGGCGGGTCGGTGATGACCGCATCAATCCCAGACAGCAGCGGCAGCACAGCCAGGCAGTCGGCCAGGTACAGCGTCGCGGAGCCGATCTGTACCTTCTCGAAGCTCATTCCGTTTCGTCCTCTTCGGTCGAGATCGACGCCCGCACCTCATGACGCAGCAGCATCATCAGGGAGGCGGCGAGCTTCTCATCGGGCTCGATGCGCACGCGGAAGGTGAAGGCACAGCTGCCGCCCTCCTTGGGCTCGATCGCGATCTTGTCGAGTGTCGCGCCCTCGATCTCGATCACGTCCTTCTCCTTGGGTCCGGTGATGAGGCGCACCGTCGCCGAGTACTCGCCCTTCCAGTGCAGCGTGCCTAGCTCGGGGTTCTTCACGTGCGGCAGGTGCTCGCCGGCGCCGAGGAGGTCGCCACCTTCCTCGGCCTCGAAGATCGCCTCGCGCAGCGTATGGCTCGCGCGATCGAGGGCGGTGTTGGCCAGGTCGGTGGTGAGCTTGAGGTCGAGCACTGTGACCTCATCCTCGCCGTGGAACTCGGGGCGCACGTTGATATGGGCGATGGTCACCGGGTGATTTTCAAACCTGAGCATGTAGGGCCTCCTGGATCTGGAAGAGCTCGCGGATATAGGCCTCGAGGTCGAGCTGCAGCTGGGCCATGGCGGCCTCCTGCGCGAGCTCGCCGCGTTCGTGGATGTTCTCCATCTGGCCGTGGCACCAAGCCACGCCCGCGAAGAAGCACAGGCGCCGCAGGTCGAGCAGCTGGGCGTCGGGGCAATGCCTGAGGGGCAAGGTGAACTCGCCGAAGGCTTCCTCGATCATGTCGTCTGGCCCTCGAGCTCCTGGACGCGTGCCTGGTACAGCGCGCGGACCTCTTCCTGCTCGGCCTCGGGCAGCGTGCGGATGAAGTCGGCGGCCTCGTCGAGCTCGATGCGGTCTCCCGCCTGGGTGAGGAGGCCCTTGAGCTGCGTGGCGCTGATCGCGGCGGGATCAGATGCCGGGGCCGGGGTCGGGGCGGGCGCAGTGTTGGCCCCCTTGCGGCTCCGGGCCGCGGGCTTCGCCTCTACCGCACGCAGCTCGTCGTCCTGCTTGCCGAGAATCTCGCCCGTGTCGGGGTCTACCGGGGCGCCCGCCGGCGGCGCTTCCAGCGGCGTGGCGGCCGGCGCGTCGGTAATCGGCACGATGCCCAGCCCCTGGGCTGCTTCGCGGAAGGTCTCGAGGGACGTGCGCGCCGCGGTGGCCAGTCCCGTGAGCTCGCCGTAGTTGAGCTCGGCAAGGGTCCCGCGGATGAGCACGACAGCCTTCTTCGTGCAATAGGCGACGATCCTCTCGCGCAGCTGGTCCATCGTGAGCTCTTCGCTGCCTTTGCCCGTCGCGAGACAGCGCTGCTCGAATTCGATGATGACGCTCTGCGGCAGCACTGAGAGCACGCCGTTGCGGAACGCCTTTGATTCGGCGATCACGTCGTAGTGCGGCCGCAGGTAGAGTTCGCCGTTTCTCTTTCGCTCCATGCGCGGCTCGGACTTGCGGACCTGGACGCTGTTGCCGGTCTTCACGTCCTGGATCTCCATGACCACCTCGTAGAAATCGACGTCTTCCGCGAGCGCGGGCAGCTCCACGGTCTTGATGTCCAGCGGCTCGAAGGTGCGGAAGACGAAGAGCGAGCCCCGCTTCTCGGTCGAGGCGACGATGCGCTGCTTGATGCCCTTGTACTCGGAAGCGAGCTGGCGGGCGCCGATGACGGAGATGCCGGCGACCTTCGTGTCGCCGATCGAGAACTGATAGACGAATTCGCGGTTCGCGGCGCCGTGCAGCAGGTTGTCGCGGATGAGCTGCGCGTCGCGCTCCTGCATGACGTGATAGGCGTCCGCATCGAACGTGCGCACAGGCCGGTTGAGCAGCTGAGCGAACGGATCGGCGGTGGCGCCGGTGGCAATAGCCTTGAGTGCTTGCGTGGACATCTGGGCTCCTTGGGTGGCGGGGCTACTTCTTGATGCGCAGGACGCGGAAGTGAGACTCCCGCGCGAACGTGCGCGCGATCTCGGGATGGGCGGCCCTAAGGGCCTTCTCGTCGAGCGTGGTGCGCGATTGGTGCTTCCAGGTGGCCAACGCCACGCCATCGAGCCGTAGCTCGGCGGCGTCCTCGGCGGCCTGAGGATCGGTGAGGCCCCAGCGCTTCGCGATGAAGGAGGCGACGCGGAACTCGGCCGCCTCCTTCTCTTCCTCGAAGGCCTGGATCGTCTGGCGGATGCGCTGGACGCGACGGACTTCGTCCGCTATCTCGGGCGTGAGCTCGACCGGCACGCCCATCGCGCGGGCGAAGAGCTGCTTGATGTCGCCCATGTTCGAGGGGTCGGGCGGCACGCGGGCGAGCACGTGTTCGGTCCAGAAGGCGATCTCTTGGGCGCGCATGCCGGCGATCGTTTCCTCGTCGCGCAGGATCGGGAAGCCGAGCAGCTCGTCGATGCCGAAGGCTGCGGCCACCAAGCACGCAGGCCGTCCGGTCACGCCGAGGCCGTGCATCGCTTGGGCCGCGTACCAGATCGGGATCTCCTCGCTGCCTTCCTCACCCCACTCGTACGCCTTGAAGGGATGCACGGTTTTGATCTCACCGTTGCAGATCGTGCCGTCCGGGATCGGGGCGAGGGCGGGCCAGTGCTCGCGCGCCGCGCCGTTCATCTCGAATTCGAAGTCGACCTCGGCCGCGATGAAGGGATGCTCGGCATCCTGGTACCGGTTCGGGTGCTCGTCCGTGGAGAGCCGCGTGACCTTCACGCCGTACTCCCTGGCCAGGTCCTCGGCGACGACTGGCTCCTGGCGCTTGCGCCGGCGGAAGAAGCGCTCGCGCTCGGCGGTCTGGTCGCCTTCGCCTTCGGTCTTCGCGAGATAGACCTTGAGCGGCGTGTTCCAGGGGGAAACGCCGAGGATGCCTGCGGCGTCGCTGCCGCCGAGGTAGGTGGTGCGATCGAGGGTGCCGACAGGACGCGGGGCGCTCACGTCACGCCCCCCCGCGCGAGGTTGCGCTGCACGGTGGCGGGCACCCAGGCGCGGCCGATAGCCACGCGGGGGCATTTCACCGCCAGGCGACGAGTGAGCCATTGCCGGCGCAGCGCGCGCGGCAAGCTACGGAGAACCGGCCGATAGCTCATCGGCGAGCGGGTGGAGTAGTCGATGGGTGCGACGGTCTGCATGGCGTGCCTCCTCAGTCGAACGATTCAGGGTCGCGGTACGCGCCAGCGGTGCGTGCGAGTTCGATATCGATGTCGAGCTCGTGCTGCGCCTCGAACTGGGCGCGGTCGCGCACGATGGCGATGAGCTTCGCGGGGTCGTCGTGCATGAAGCGGACGAGCGCCTCGCGGTATTGGTCGGGGTGCCAGTACTCGGCCTCGTCCATGAGGTCGTGGATGCGGCCGGCGCTATCGAACATCCGCGCCATCCGCTCCTCGAGCGTGGCGATCGGCGCCGGGTCGTCGGGGCCTGGGTAGTCCCGCGGATCAGGCAGGTCCATGGGTCGCCTCCTCGAAGAGCCCGGATTGCGGCTGGATGTAGGGAACGATGCCGATGGTCACCTTCACGCAGGGCTCGGGGAGCGGCTCGCCTCGGGCTGCGTCTATGCGCCAGACCCACTTGTCATCGGCGAACGCGTGGCCCTTCAGGGCATCGACCAGGACCTTGATCGAGTTGTCCAGGTCGATGGAGCGAACGTCGTCATCCCACGCGTCGCCAAGCTTGCGCATGCGGCGATCGGCATCGAGCGGGCGCTGCGGGTGCAGGGTGAGCGCGAGCGAGATGCGACCTGTGATGGGTATCCGGATGCCGGCCTGCTTGAGCCTCAAGGCCACCTCGCGCCGGTACGCCTTGGCCTCGTCCGAGACGAAGACCGCGACGCGCCGCTGCGGCCCCTTGCCGACGATGAAGCTTCGCCAGTAGCGATTGGCCGAGACGGGCCAGGGGAGCGTGAGCGCATAGGCTGTCGTCACCACATCGGCACCTCATCGGGTTCTTCGACATGCAGTTCATCGCGCTCGACGGGTGTGAAGCGCGGCGCCCTGCGTGCGAGTGGGGCGAGTGATCCGTCTGTACCGTCCGGTTGCTCCGCGGGCTGGGTGTTCGGATCCGCTTTCACCTGGCACTCCTTCGCGAGCATCCAGCGGATACGCACGACCCACCGATAGGGCGTCGGATGCGACGCGCGCTCGGCCTCGGTCGGCGAGAGCTCGGGCCGCCCGTTGCGCGTGAGGTAGGTGTCGATCGCCTGGTAGCAGCTCCAGTCGCGCATGCCGGCGGCGCGCTGCAGTGCGCGGAAGAACGGCATGCGCTCGCGGATCCTGGTCGTTGTGCTCTGCAGGTCGCAGTCAGCGCGCGCATGCACGAAGCACCACCAGCCCAGGCCCGGTGCGCCGATGCCCTTCATGACGCCAGGCAGCGGACAGCCGTAGGCCTGGCAGGTGGGCTGCGAGGGATCCGGGGTCTCGTCGCTCACGGCGCTCTCCGCTGCCTCGCGGCGCGTGCGGCATCGATGCGGGCGCGGTAGGCGGCCCAGTCCTCACCCGGACGCGCCTCGAGGCCGAGGGCCTTGCCCTGGGCGCGGAGCTCGGCTTCGGATCCGCGGTCGCCCTTGGTCGACGGACGACTCGCGCTCGCGGCCGCCGGCGCCGGTTCGTCGTCCCAGCGGCACCCGTTCAACCAGGTCGAGGCATAGGGGACGAAGCGTCCGCCTTCCTCCTGCCACTGCGCGCTCGCCTTCGCGCGCTTGAGCCCGGCTGAGATCCGCTCGGTGAGCGCGGCGTCGGGGGCGAGCTTCTGCCACGCCTTACGCGCGGCCTGCTTCGCATCCTTGCGGGGATAGGCACCCCAGAAGGCATCGAACCCTGCCTCTACCCCTTCACGCACCCCGCCGGCCTTGCCGGCGGCAGGGGTTGCCGGAGACGTCGTGCGATTCGATCCGGCGAGGGGGTAGGGGGGTGTACGGTTTACATCTCTTCTCTTCTCTTCTCTAGGCGTTACGCGTAACGCTTTAGTAACGCTCGGTGCGTCTGGACGATTCTGCCGCTGCCGTTCCCGGAAACGACGCTGGCGCTCGGCGTTCTTTTCCTTCTGCGGATCGACGTTGTAGCTCTCGAAGAAGCGAGGAAAGACGAGGCTCTCCGGCGTTTCGAGCACCCACCCGACGCTCGCCATCGCGACCCCGAAACCGGGAAGGTCGGCGATGTCGTCTATGACCTCAACGGTTGCGCCGGCGCACTCGAGGTCGATTCCATTCGGAACGCCACGCAGTCGCATGACACCCCAAGTCGACACGAGCGCGCCCACCACCGTGTTACGCATAACGTTACGCGTGACGGCCATGCCGCACTGGGTCATCTGACCCACGAAGGCGGCGAGCGCGCCGTCCTCGCTCATCAGCAGATCGGCCATGAGGCTGACCTTCGGATCCCGGTACAGATCCGTGCGCATTTTGACCCAGTCCCCCGACATCAGTCCGCGCCGGCACGGTGCGCAGCAGGCGTCGGGATGCGGACCAGCCCACGGCTGGCGAGGAACTCGTCGATCGTGGAGCGCTTCCAGTACCGCTCACCGTTCGGTGTGCGAATCGGTGCAAGTTCGGGCGCCTTGGCGTAGCGCCGATGCCAGGTGCGCTTGTGGATCCCGAGATAGCTGACGACCTCATCCAGCGTCAGATGCTCGCCCCACTCCTTCGACGAGGGCTCGCCCTTCCCATCCTGCGGGTGTTCGTGATGGCGCATGGTGACTCCTTGTGACGTTGCGTGACGCCTCATGACTACGCGAGGCAAAACAACAAAATCCGCTTTCAAGCCTTTGTTTTATCGTCTCTTTATGGCGCACCATGGCGCCACCAGAGAGTGATAGACCCGGCGTGAAGGGAGCGCAAGAATGTCGTCACCGGCCGCGACTTTTCGCACGCCTATCAATGTCCCTTGTTGTCCCGTCGTGTCCCTTGTCGTAGCATCCGCCGGCATCGCAGAGGAGGCGTCACGCATGAGCCAGGCAAGCCGAAGGGCCATCCGCATTGCGCAGGTGGACGAGATCGCGAGGGAGCGCACGGCCAGGATCTCCGCGCGCAACGCGCCGCACTTCCCGCTTTTCAACGCGCGGCTGCGCCAGGTCATCGATGGCGTCGGCGCGGGCTTCGAGGCGAGGTACTGGACGCTCATCCAGCTGGCTGACGACTTGACGGCCGCCACGCAAGACGACGTCGCCTGCCATCGGGGGTGCTCCCACTGCTGCCACATCGCCGTGGGCGTGATCACGCTCGAGGCGGAGGCGATCGGAAAGCGGATCGGCGTCGCGCCGCAGGACGTACCTGGGCGCCTCGACTTCAAGGACATCTCCTGGGGCTACCACAACCCTTGTGGATTCCTCGTCGGTGGCGAGTGCTCGATCTATGCCCACCGTCCGCTCGCCTGCCGGATCCAGTACAGCGTCGCGCCGACCGAGGATCCCTGCCGGCACATTCCCGCGAACGCCGGCGTCGGGGTCCCGTACCTCAACTTGAACATGTTCCACACGGCGGTCATCCAGATCGCCATTGAGAGCGGCCGTAACTTTGCTCTAGGCGACATCCGCGAGTTCTGGCCGCAAGGCCTGCAGACGAAGGAGGCGAAATGAAGGATGACCCGATCCAGGCTGACCTGGTTGAACGCATGAATGCCCTAGCGTTCTTGCTCGAGGAGGAGGCATTGCCCGGGTGGGGCTTCGCGCTCCTCGTCTTCCCGTTCGGGAAGGAGGGACGGATGAACTACATCAGCAACGCGGAGCGCAGCGACATGGTCAAGGCCATGAAGGAGTTCATCGCCCGCAATGACGACCCGTTGCTCGCGACCCCTGCACCGCAGGCGGCCGAGCCGGTGGCGTGGATCAACTGGAATGCGCTCACTGGCGAGCGCAGCGTCAGTTTTCAGCGTGCGTCTGACCTCGCGTCTGAGCCGCTCTACGCGGCCCCACCTTCGGAGAGGAGTTCAGACCATGTTTGACTGGAACGGCAAGCCCTATCCGAAAGAGGTCCTCGACGCTATCGGGGTCGACGTCGCTCAGCAGATGCTCATGACGGCGGCGGCGGATTCGTTGCGGGATCTGATCGGCGCGGGGGCCGTGATCATCTGCGCGATTCCTTCTGAGCCGCGTCCGTTTGATGACGTCCATCTTCTTCAGGCAGTGTGTTCCCTCGACGGAAAGTCAGATTTCATGAGCGACGTCCCGCGCGTGCTGCATCTCATGGCGGAGCAAATGGAACGCGACATGAAGGGTGGCTCGTGATGCCAGCCGGACAAGGCAAGTACGACGTGTTGTGCACGTTTGTCCGCGAGGGCGCCTCGGCCCAGGCGGCGGCGGTCATCATCGTGGGCGGCAGCCTGGGCGACGGCTTCTCCGTGCAGACGCGCGACCCGGCATTCCTCCGGGCACTGCCCAAGATGCTGGAGTTCATGGCGCGCGAGATCCGCGCGTCATTGGCGGAAGACTTCCCGGAGGCGCACTGAGATGGCCTTCCAGGTGCCGAATCACTTCAGGGTGCGCGGCGGAACGATGGGAACCACCGACGCCGATGGCAACAACGGGCTGTTCTTCGTGCGGCAGGTGGGCAAGCCTCCGCTGCGCTGCATCGCCACGGACACGGGAGGCTGGGAGCATGTGAGCGTGTCGCTCCCTTCGGCGGCGCCGAGCTGGGAGCAGATGTGCCGGATCAAGCTGCTCTTCTGGGATGCCGAGGACTGCGTCATGCAGCTGCATCCACCACAGTCCGACTGGGTCAACTGTCATCCGTACTGCCTGCACCTGTGGCGGCCCATCGGGCCCGAGATTCCGCGGCCGCCGGGCTGGATGGTGGCGTATGCGCCGGACCAGCGCAGCGCGGTAGCGCCATGAAGCCGTCACCAGTACGTCTCGGCTGGCCCAGGCGGCTCTGGCCGCGTTCCGTGCTCAGCGAATTCGTCGACCTCGAGGTCCGGCTTTCCTTGTGCGCGAGTCTCGCGCCAGGGGAACTCGGCGACGCCTTGCGCGCAGACATGAACGTGAGTCGGCGCACTTGGGCCAGGCACTTCCTGCTCTTCCGGCTGTTCGCCATATCGAGCGGAGTGATCTGCTTCATATCGCGCGGCGAAGGCCTGGTCGGCCTGCTGTCAGCAGCGTGCGTCGCGAGCGCCGGCCTGCTATGGCCTTGGGCAGACGCATGGATTGACCGTGCCCACCGCGATCGCTTGCGCGCCCTTTATCGCACCCACCGCGATGCGCTCCTGCGCCTCGACATCACCTTGATGGAGAACGCCAAATGCGACGCCAAGTAACCGATACGGACATCGAGGCCATCTGGCGCAGGCTCGCGCCGATCGCGGTGGCGGACTTCAACGCCTGCGGACAGTTTCCGCCGCTCATCTCCGGGATCCGGCTCGGCGCGAACCCTGGCGAGATCGAGTTCTCCTCGCTGGTACCGGAGGAAGTCGTCGCCTCCTTGTTTTCGGGTCCAGCGCGCTTGCGTCAGATGTACCTGCGGTTGTTGGTCAACCCCTCGGCGGACAGGCCGCCCGAGCTTCAGGACGCACACGTCGACATTGCGTTGGCCATCAGCGAGGCCTGGTCCTGTGTTCGTCCGATCGATGACGATTGCAGTGATCTACTGCGCCAGGGCGCGGTTTCGGAGCAGCCCGATCGCAAGGAATGCCTGGCGTTCATGTTCCGTTGGGCAGAGAGCGGCGGGGCGACCGGGATCTGCTGGATTGACCCCGCCACTCGCAAAGCTTCCATGGGCTCGCTGATAGCGAGCATGGGCTCCTAAGCTAGGCCGCCCGCTTGGGCGACCTCGGGGTCGGGATCCCAGAGTCGGTCGCCTCGTTTGACCTTCTTAACTTGCCGCCCTTTCGTGCCACCGGAGCAGTGGTGGTCCGGGAGCGTGCAGACGTCGAAGACTTCGATGGATGGGCGAGCACCGCTGGCGCAGGAGGGAGGTCCGGCCCCTGCTGGCGCTTGTGCGCATAGGCGAGGACGGCGCTGCGGCGCCACCCGGAGACGGGCCTGATGCGGTCCGGCTCGCCGATGAGACCCCGCTTGCGATCGCGGTCGAAGGTCTTCGTCGAGATGCCCAGGAGCTTGCAGATCTCGGGCCGGCCGAGGACCTGGTCGTCACCTTCCTCATCGAGGCCGGTGACCCGCCGCGGGTCCTTGTCGTGGGCCAGCGCGAAGGCGTCGAGCATCGTGCGGAGGAACTCATCGAACGCGTGGTGCGAGTCGAGCTTGGAGAGCAGTTCGCAGGTGACGCGATAGTCGTCGCCGCTGCGTTCTCTCGCTTGTTCGCGAAGAAAATCCGCGATTTTTTTCCTCTCGCTCACGACCGGTTTTCCGCACCTGATGACGTCATCACCGAATTTTAGCCAAACTCAGTGCCTAGTTAGTACTGCTGCGGACGCGAATAGACACAATAAGACAGTGGGCGAAATGTCCTACAAACGGTCGGAATTACCGCCAGCCAGCCCCCACGCCCACCGCGAAGGTGTCCGCACCGTCTGCGCCCGAAGCGTTGCGCTCCTGGCTCTGCTCGATCGTCACGGTGATGGAGCACGAGCTGGTGCACGCCGGCAGCCCCTCGACGAGCGCGGAGCGCCAGAGGGTGGGCGAGCTGGTGCAGGCCTCAAGCGCCAGCGCCGACAGGAGGCAGAAGATCCCGAGTAGACGGTTCATGGTTGGAGCCTCCTTCGGTGGGTGGGGCGGGCGGCGCGTTGCGCCGCTGCACCTCGGCAATAAGCTTGCACATGACTGGGTTCACCTCACCCCAGGGTCCAAGCGATACATGGGTGAGGATGGTATTGAGCTCTTGGTCAGTAAGGTCCATGGCGTCAGGCTCCCGCCTTGGCTTCGAGCGCTTCGACACGGGCGATGAGTTCCTTCACCGCAGCCGTGGTGAGCACGTTTGTCTGGTCGTACATGAGGCTGAGATAGCCGTCGCCGTCTTCCGTGACGCTCTCGGGCTGCGCGTTTTGCCAGTCTTGGGCGACAAAGCCCGCGCGGCGCACCGAGGGCTCGTCGGTCTCATAGCGAAACGTGCCTGCACGCACACCTTTTAGCTTCTCGCACGGATTCTCGACGGGTGCAAAGTCGGTCTTCAGGCGCTCGTCGGAAACGGCTGCCCAAGACGTTGCGCCGTCAGCTAGCTGAACGCCAACATTGCTCTGATTGACAATGACGTAGGCATTGCTCGGTTCTGGCGCAGCGCTCCAGTACTTACCTGCGGCGGCGCTCGCGTGGCGCTGAAACAGCGAAGAAACCGAGGATTGAATCTGCACACGGCCCGCCGCATCTCCAACAATCGGCGCAGTCGTCCCGATCAGCACGCCGCCGGCTGTCGTTAGCCGCATAACGTTGATTCCAGGCACCGAGAACTGCATCGGCAGTGCGGCGCCCGTGCCGTTCTTGCCGGAGGCGAATGTCAACGTGCCGCCGTCATTGCTGATTTCGAGGGAGGAAGAATTGGTCGTGTCCGCCGTGCTCCAGAGCGCGAAGGCGGAGCGCGTCCCGGTCCCGTTGGGGATCACGCCTAGGCTCGTGTTGCCGTTCGCGACGTTCGTCTGGAACATGGTCCTGGCGTTCCAGGTCGCGTTACTGAAGTCCCCGGTGATCCGCCGCGCCGCTCCGCTGAGATCCAGGTTCCCCGCAATACTCTGATTGCCCGAGAAGGCATTGCCCCCGGATAGCACGGCCAGCACGATGTCCGTGGTGCCGTTGAAGAGCTTGAGCACCGTCCCGCCACCGGTCGTATCCATCCAGACCATGCCCGCCTTCACGTAGGAAGGCCGCGCCGTTCCGGCGTGCGAGGAGTGCACGGCGTCGCGCCACTGGTTCAGATCGTCCGCCAGCTGCGTGCCGGACTTTGTCTGGGCGTCGATCACGCCAAAGTCATACTGGGACATGAGGGTCCTCCTCTCTTAGAGTTGTCGCGCGTGGCGCCCTTGCGGGATTGAATCCGACTGGGCGCCGTAGCCCTTGGCCATCCAGTCGAAGTGACGTGCGACCGCCGCGCCGGCGTTATAGAAGCGCACCGAGAAACCGAAGCGGCTTTGGTTGGTGAGGGTGTAGGTGTCGCCGCTCGCGCCGTTGTCGATGCCGATCGATACCGCGGGCCGCGCCTTGAAGGCCGGGACGTATTGCACGTCGAGGCCGGCTGCGCCGGCGGCCACGTCGTAGTGCGCATCGGTGCGGTCGGGCATGTCGATGTCGACTTGCGCGCTGCGGATCTCCGCGCCGACGTCGGGGTATTGCGCAGGCCCGATGTATTCGGCCACCAGGCGGAACTGGAAATAGCGCGCCGTGTAGTCGCCGACATAGAAGCGGCGCCAGGGGCCGAAGTCCGCATGGCCCAGGCCGATCGGATTCGCGGAGGCCAGCGGGACCCAAGTGACCATGGTCTGCGAGGTGCTGGTCCAGCGCACCTCGTGCCAGACGTCGATGAACTCGCCGACCTGCCCCGACCCAGCGCCGGCGGCCGGCGCACCGGCGATCGGATCGACCGCGGCCAGCGGCACCCAGCCGGCCATGAAGGAGTTCGCATAGAGCGCGGCGACGTTGATCTGCGAGGTGAGCCGCGTCTGGTAGATCTCGCCACCGTCGTACTGCGTCGCGTAGTAGTACTCCGCGCGCTGCACGAAGACGCCCGGCGAAACCTGCTGCGAGGCAAGCCTGCCCTCGATGATGTCGAAGCCGTAGCGCTGGCCTCCCCAGCCGGGCGCGTCGTTCCAGTTCGCGATGACGTTCAGGTTCCAGAGGTTCTCGCCTGGCGTGAAGCTCACGGCGTAGCCCGAGGAGCGGCGCCCGAGGGCGTCCACCGACTTGATGTAGTAGGTCCCCAGGCGCGTGGGCAACTCGGTCGATGTAGTCGGATAGGCGATGTTACGCAGGATGATCGTCGCGTTGCGGATGTCCGAACCGAGAAAGGCCGGGTCGTAGCGGATCTCGTAGCCCACGATCGCCTGGGAGTCGGACGGGTGGTCCCAGCTCGCGCCCAGGGTGTCGCGCTTGAGATCCAGGTCGAAGCGCTCGGGCGGGGGAGGGAGCGGGATTGCGAGCTGCGCGATGCTGCCGACTCCTGGCGTCCCCGGTAGTCCGCCTGCGGTGTAGGGCTGCACGACGTAGTTGAGCGGATCGATCTTCGCGACCTCGCTCCCCACCATCGCGAACTCATGCACCCCGGTGAGCACGCCCCGCGCGGTATCGACGAGCTCGAGCGATCCGTCCGGATGGCGCAGGAGGATCTCGGCGTAGGCATAGAAGGGGCTATTGACCTGGAAGGCGATGTACACCCGGGTATTGGGGAAGCGGTCGTCGTAGTAGAGCGCCGAGGTGATCGTGACGCTCGTGACTGCGAGGTTGCTCGCGTTGATGAGGTCGTCGCCGAAGCCCGGGTCGTAGGGAGGCAGCGCGCCCTGGTCGGCCTCATAGATCGCCGGGTCGTAGGCCGCGAGTGAGAGTGTCGCCACCATGTCCGCCTCGGGCGCGATGCTGTCGATGAGGTAGGGGCGGGTCACCCGCGACGCAATGCCCAGCACGATGAGGTCGTCGGCGTAGATATCACCGGCGCTGTCCAGGATGAAGGTCGACTCATCCACGACCGAAGCCACCGTCCCTTGGCGCACGCTCCCGTCCTGCAGACGCACGGTGTAGCTCGTGGGTGCGGTGCCGAAGTTATTGTCGACCGTGATCGTGTTGCCTGCACGGCTTACGACCCGGCAGGCCTGGCCGCCGATCTGCGGAACGTCGTGGGCCACGAAGACCAGGTCCCCGCGCTGCACTGCGAGATGCTCGGCGTCCATCTTCACGGTGAAGGACTCGGCGCGCAGCTCGCGTTGCGCGAGCATGTAGCGGCCCCAAGCCCAGGCGTGCGCATAGTCGGTCATGCCGAACGTGGTGAGCGCTTCGATCTTCGTGGCGTTCGCGAGGCTGTAGCCGTCCGCGTAGACGTAGATCTCCTGGGGCTGGTAGTTGCGGGTCGCATCGTTGAAGGTCACGCGGAACGCATGGAGCGGTTCCAGGAAACTGCGCACCGCGGCGAAGGAGAAGGAGTTCGCCGGCGTGATGACCTGGCGCGGCGTGCTCTTGACCTGGTCGATGAGCACGCCGTACTTGCCCGACTGCGTGACGACAAGCGACGCGCGCGCGCTCGTGAGGATCGACTCGACGACATCCTTGACCGTGGCCATGTAGTCGATGACCACGTCGCAAAGGTACGCGGCCGAGGTGATCGACTGGCCATTGATGATCCAGGTGCGGGGTGCCGCGCAGTACTGCGCGAAGGCATACCAGGACGGCCAGTCGATCATGCTGTGCGGAATGGGCTGCGGGTTCGCCTCACCGATCAGGACGTCGAGCGCGCACCAGGCCGGATTGCGCGTGGCCTGGTCCTCGACGTAGTTGCCGCTCGCGTCGTACGTCGGCAGGACGCTGATCGCGAGCGCGGAGAGGTTCTGCACCACGCCTGAGAGCTTCTCGCTCCCCTGCACGCGCATCTCCACCATGGTGTGCGGGTGGCGCAGGGCGAACATGCCCCCGGTGGTGAAGCTCTTGAGCTGGCTCACCGTGGCGGTGTTCTGCACGCGGTAGTCCGTCGAGATCGGAGTGATCCGATTGAGGGTGATGGTGTACTGACCCGGGGTCGGGAACTGGATCTGCAGAGCCGCGATCTGCGGCTTCGGGATGCTGCTCCCGACAATGAAGCCAGATGCGTTGACGTAGTCGGGTGTCGTGGCCGTGACCTGCAGGCGCCAGGTGTCGGGGCCCGACGCGGGGCCGCGACGGAGCACCGCGTTGTTGTAGCCATAGCGCGAGACGACGAGCGGGTTTCCCGCCGCGGCGCTCCCGACGCCCACCCCGCGCCAGATGAACGAATCCTCGCTCTTGTATTGGCCTTGGTAGATCAGGGTACGCACGAGCTGCACCCATCCGTCGTCGATCCAGCTCTTCGAGCTCGAGGTGCCGGTCGGGACCTGGCGCGTGCGCGCCGAGAGCCCGACAGTGTTCTCCGCATTTGCCGGCCACGCGATCACCATGTCGGCGGTGATCGGCCAGGTGTTGACGCCGTCCGAGTACCAGGCGTCGAACTCCACCTCCGTGTTGACGTTGTCACCGGTGTCCGTGCTGGCAAAGAGGCCTTGCGCGAACGCGATGTCGAGCATCGCCCACTGGGTATTGGGGGCGGTCGTGAGCGAAAGCGGCTCGCCAGGCTGCAGCACGTAGGCGAAGGACTGGTAGGACACACGTCGCGTCGCGAGCTCCGGCTCGATCGTCAGGGCGTTCGTGTAATAGCGCAGCTCCGGCGTGAAGACGTCCGCCGGCGTGTCGCCGATCTTGAGCTCCGAGAGGCTCACGTGCCCGATGCCGAAGTCGTAGATCGCTGAGATCGTCGAGACCGTGCCGCTGTTGTAGATCACCGGGTTCGCAGCAAGCGCGGGAAACATCCGGTGCTGGCCGTAGAGCTTCAGGACCGACTGATAGGGGCGCGCTGCGTTGCTCTGTCCGGTGATGCCGTAGTAGGCCGAGTCGCGGTCGGTGTTGAAGTTCTGCTTGCCCAGGCTCGGGGGCTTGATGAGCAGGCCGGCGAGGCCGCCAATAACCAGGCCGATGCCCGCCTGAATGAGCAGCGTGCCGCCCGCCCATGAGGTGAGCGCGCCCACCACGATGAGCACAATGCCCACGACGATCTGGCCGATCGATTTCCCGTGTCCGTCGCCGCCGCCAAGCGGCCGCAGCCCCACGAGGATGTGGTCACCCTCGCGGATCGTGTAGCTCGCAGGGTCGGCGAGCTCCGTGCCTTGGGAATACACGACCAGGCCAGGGTGGTGCCGAAGGTGCGCCGGCACGCACTCGTCGAGGACGTCAGCGAGCGGCCGCCCGGGCGTGATGTCCTGGACGACGGGCGGCAGGATCTCGTCGGGAATCAGCGCGTCGGACATCTCGCCCCCTGCCAGCGGAAGAAGCCCGCGACGGCTTGCTGCCAGACATCGAGGCGTTCGATGCAGGACGCGCGTCCCTTGAGCGTGTGGAGCAGATCACCACCGCCGAGATAGACGCCGCAGTGGCACGCGACCCCCTGGATCCGCAGCGCGACGAGGTCGCCTGGCTCGGGCTCGATCACCCTGAGCCAGTCGCCGTGCGCCACCATCTCGCGGAGCATGATGCGACTCGAGTCCCCGCGCAGGTTGGTCGCGTCGTAGAAGTAGCGCGGCCAGATCTGGCCGAACGCTTCCCGCGCATACGCGAGCGCGAGCGTGTAGCAGTCCGCCCCATGGGGCGGGGTGCCGTTGACCTCGTAGGGAATGCCGATCCAGGCGGGGCTCATAGCGAGAAGATCGCCGCGAACTGGATCGGGTCGTAGTCGTCCCCTGGAAAGCGGCGCGTGAGGTAGTTGTCCAGGGTGAGCGAGCCCGACACGGTGAGCGCGTCGTAGCTCACCTGCTGCAGCTTGAGAAAGCCCACGGCCTTTTCCACCGTGTCGAGGTCCAGGGTCGAGACCACCTCGAGGAGCATCGTCGGCGCCTGGGGCAGGCTGCGGATGTACTCCATGATTTCGCCGCTCACGTTGTCGATCTGCAGCGTCACCGTGGGCAGGCGCTCGGAGTCGTCGTTCGGCAATGAGATCCGGAAGGGGTAGGCCGTGTAGGTCTGGCCGCGCGAGACGATGTCGACCGTGTTGTTCACCAGGCGCAGGTCGTCATGTCCCGGGAGGCTGAAGGTGAGCAGGCAGAGGAGGGCGATGTCCGAGGACGTGGCCTGCAGCTGGGCGGTGGCGGCGGCGCTGGTCACGGCTCAGTCCTGCCACTGCGGGAGCTTTTCCAGGTTGAAGGAAATCCGGCAGGCTGCAGCGCTCACCCAGGCGAACGCGAGCGGTGTGGAGAAGCGCCAGATCTCCTCCGCGCAGTCGGGCGGTACCCGGATGCGCGTCGGCTGCGTGCCGCCCTGGCAGCGCACGGTGTACCACTCGCGCCAGAAAGGGACCTCGGCCGCGAGGACCGTGACCGAGGCCTGGCCCTGGCGGATCGGTTGCGTTGCGCGGCGCCGTGCCTTGATGGTCTGTCCATCGTCCATAGCGGTGCGCAGCGTCAGCGAGTCGGCGGTCGTCTCGTTGAAGGTCTGCAGGCTGCCGTGGATCTCGGCCGGCCGGGTGGCGACGAATCCGGCGTAAGGCATCAGGCCACCGCCTTTCGGTTGACCCCGAAGTTGCCGCGCATCGACTGGTCCATGCTGCCGTCCGCGAACGCGGAGCGCATCTCGCGGCGAATGGTGAGTGTGATCTCGCGCGTGCCGTCTGCCTTCTGGTTCTCGGCGACATCGACGTCGGTGGACGGGGCGTAATTGTTGACTGTGACCGCGACCGGTGCGGCCGCGCTGCCCCGTGAGAGGCTTGCGAACGGGATGATTGCGGCCGAGCTGGTGGTTGTGCTCGAGGTGGCACTCGCCGTGCTCGCTTGCAGGCCGGTGGCAGGGGGCGCCGGGCTTTGCACGCTTGCAGTCCGGGGTGCGAGACCGAGCAGCTTGCTCGAGCCGGGATACACGGCTTCCAGCGCGCGCAGTGCGAGCTCGAGGAGGGCGATGTTCAAGAGCGCCTTGGCGATCGATTTGGCGAGACCCGCTGCCCAATCCTGCCAGGAGTCGGCATTGCCGAGCAGCGCGTCGGAGAGCTGCTCGATCCCGCTGCTGACAAGGTTGCCCATAGCGGTTTCGAGCGCCGTGCTCTTCTCCGCGGCGGCATCCACGGCCGGCCCGTAGGCTGAATTCATCGTGTCGGCCGCCTGCGCCGCGGCCTTGTCGTAGACCTCGAAGGAGATCGCGCCGGCATCGAGCAGCTTGGCCAACTCGTTGAGCCGCTCGTTGTAAGCGGCCATCGGGTCGACCTGCAGCGTCAGTGCTTTGCCTTGCTCCTTGAGCTGCTCGTTGAGTTTGCGCTGCGCCTCGGCCGCTGGGTCGGCGATTGCGCGCAATTGCTCCATCTTGTCCGCGATCTCGTCGAACGAGACGCCCAGGGACATGAGCCAGGTGATCGTGTTCTCGTCGGCCAGGACGCTGAGGATCGCGCCCGAGGCCTGGCGTTTCTCGCTCAGGTCGATGAGCTCCTTGAATGCCTTCGTGAGCGGGTCGAGTTCCTCCTTGACCTTCTTGACCTTCTTCGCTTCGCCACCGAGGACGCCGAATGCCTTCGCCATCGCGTTGGCGTTCTTGGTGACCTGCTCCTGGTCCTTCGTCACCTCCTCGGGCGGGGTGACGGCTTTCCACATGTCGGTGATGGCTTTTGAGGTGTCCTTGGCCACCGAGCCCACGTCCGACCAGCCGTCCTTGAAGGTCTGCCAGGCCCCGGCGAAGTCCCCGGAGAACACCTGCTGATTGACCGCCAGCACCATGCCGAGATACGTGCCGATCGCCTTGAACACGCCGATAACGGCGATGCCGGCAGAGACGATGCCCTTGAAGGCGCCACCGATCACTTGGCCGAAGTCCTGCCACTGGTTGCTCGTGGAGAGCATGTTCGCGAAGGAGCGCGCGAGGTCCTGCAGCGCCGGCAGCATGCCGATCGTGATCTGCGTGAGGACGCCCTTGCCGGCGGCCTGGATCTCGGAGAGCGCGTCGTTGAAGTCCTCGGCCTTCTTCGTTGTGTCGCCATCGAGCACGATGCCCAGCTCGGCGGCCCGGTTCTTGAGCTCGTCGATGCCGGAGGCGCCCTCGTTGAGGAGCGGGATGAGTTCCTTGCCAGCCTTGCCGAAGAGCTCGAGCGCGAGGGCGGTCTTCTTGGCACTGTCCGGTACCGCCGCAAAGCCATCCGCGATCTTGGCCAGCGCCTGGTCCGCCGTATCGCCACCACTCACGCCCAGGGCGGCGAGGGCCTTGCCGGCGTTGCTGGTCTGGTTCTCGACGTCCTGCAGGTTCTGCGAGAGCTTGCCCAGCGACGTCTGCAGCGTCTCGAAGCTGACGCCCGACATGTCCGCGGCGAAGGCCAGCGCAGAGAGCGACTCGACCGAGGTGCCGACCTTCTGCGCGGCCTTGGACATCTCGTCCATGCCATCGATGACCTGGCGGAAGGCGCCCGTCACCGCAGAGGACGCCACTGCGGCCACGAGCGCGACGCCGAACTTCGTGATCAGCGCGCTTGAGCTCGCCACCGACTTGTTGAGCTTGTCGAGCTGAGAGTTGACGTCCTGCATGCCCTGAGTGAACTGGGCGCTTTGCAGCTCGAGCTGGACCTGGAGGGCGGCAAGATCGGCCATGGTCAGCGCGCCTTGTTCTTCGCGAGCGTCTTGCGGTGGATCCGGCGCGCCTGGGCATACACGGCGTTGCGGGTCTCATCGATGATGAGCTGCGCGAGTGCTTCCTTCTGCGCGAGGTAGGGCTGCAGGAGGAAGGGGCGCAGGGGACCACCGCGGCGCGAGGGCATCTCGAGCGTCTTGTAGTAGCTGCGCACCACACGCTCGCCGCGGGCCTTGGAGAGCCCGACGAAAAGTCGGGCCGAGGTGCCGCGCACCTTGCCGCCTCGGACCTTGACCGCGCTGTCGAGGCGCCCGGTCCGGTGCGGTACCTGGATCGAGGCGCGCAGCTTGCGCCCCGCCTTACGCAGGCCGGTGCGTGCCGCGGCTTCGATCACGATCTGCGGGTAGGTCTCCAGCAGGGCCTGGAGTTCCTTGCAGCCGTTGAGCTGGAGGGAGGCGGTCATGAGGGGAACATCCTCGCCATGTCCTCGGGCGTGGCGTCGGCGAGGTTCACCACTGGCGGCTCGCCCGGCCTGGGCTTCGCGCTCAGGTATCGAACCCACTCGAGGTACTCGCTCACCGTCATCGCCCGCTCCAGTTCGCCCACCGTCATGTGCAAGTGTTCGGCCAGCGCAAACACACTCGTGCGCGCTGGGCTCATTCCTTTTTTGGGAAGAGCTCGTTACTCACCCGCGTCATGAGCGGCACCACGTGCTGCAGGGGAATCCTCGCTCCCTGGGCCACGCCGTCGCGGTAGATGCAGACCTTGAGGAGCTCGGCGACCAAGGCCTTGGGAGCGTCCGACAATTCGAAGAACCGCGGAAACTCCTCGAGCGTCGGCATGCGGATCTCGTACTCTTCAAGCGTGACATCGCTCATGACTTCCCTCTTTGCATGGGGTGGGCGGGACCTGCCGGAGATGGGGACCGCGGCGACCTTGCGGTATTGCCGTCCCGCCCATTGATCAGGAATGCACCCAGCGGATCTTGCTGGTCTGGGTGCCCGAAACCGTCCAGCCGTACGCACCCTCGAGCGGCACGGTGATGGAGAAGCCAGCGAGCGAGAGCTTGCCGACGAGGTAGCCGTTACCCGTTCCCGGGATCACGACCTCGAAGTAGCGCGGCTGCTGGTCGTCGGATGCGCGCTGGACCTCCTCGAGGCCCGCGTCGTCGGTGTCGAGGAAGCCTGAGAACGTGACGGTCCCCGGCGTGGCCTTGCCCGGAATCTGGGCGGACGGATCGCAGAAGGTGCCCACGTCGATCTGGTTCACCGAGTCCGCGCCGAACTCCATCTGCGAGAGGCAGAGCTTCGCCTGGTCGGCCGCGACGTAGATGTCGGCGGTGGGGCTCGCGTTCAGCGTGCCCGAGCTCGTCGTCGTATCGGCGCCCACGACGGTGAAGTCCGTGGCCGTCACGGTCCCGACGACGAGCAGCTTGTTGTCGAGCTCGGGAAAACCCACCACGCCGAACTCGACCAGGTCGCCCGCGGTGATGCCCGCGGTGTCCGCGACCGTGACGACAGGCGGGTCGGCCTTGGTGATGGCGGTCGGCGCCACCTCGATGGGCGTGTTGTCCGCGATGGTGAGGTAGGCGTTGGTGCCTTTGGTGTTGATGATGCCGGACATGGTGAGGCCTCCTATGACAGGTAGGAATAGTCGAACGTGATGTCCACCTGGAAGGCGGGGACTCCCTGCCCCTCGAAGTCATCCGGGGCGCTGCGGTTGGTGACGACAAGCCGGGCGGCCGGGTCGGTCATGCCCATGAAGGTGGCGGCGTCCTGTTCGGCGGCGGCGATGACTTCGGCGTCACCGACGCCCGGACGGCCCAGCCACGACAAAGTGATGGTCCCCGTCTCGGTGTACTGCTCGCAGAAGGTGATCCGCTCCCGGCCGGTCTGGTCGAACTGGACCGTGACCCAGAGCGGGACGTCGGGGTTCTGCTCCTCGTTGATCGTCTCGACGAAGGGCGTGGACAGGCTCGGCATCCAGCTGCGGACGAGGTTGCGGACGTAGGCACTGGACATGGCCTATTTCCCCTTCGCGAAGCAGCGCCAGCCCATGAGCTCACCGGTGCCTTCTTCGTGCAGCGGGATGACGGTGTCGAGCGCGTAACGCTCATCGCCCGTCACGATCGCGTCGAAGCGCTCCGGCGCCTGGGGCAGGGCGGTCACCAAGAGGACGAACTCGCGGCCGTTCACGCCATAGGCCTGCACGATCGACTCTGTCGCCTTGGACGTGGATTGCGACAGCATTCGCGGGACGACGGTCTCGACGTTAGGGGCCTTGGCCTGGATGTGCGTAGCCGATTGCCCGAGCGCCTGGATGAGGAGCTGAAGCCCGCGGCGCGTCATGCCCAGAGTCTCGCGAACGGGTTGAGCGCGAAAGCGATCTGCGCGGGAATGCCGCCGGCGCTGGCCGCAATCGAGAGCGCGCTCCCGGTGTCGTACTCCACGCGCATGCCGTCGATGCTCGTCGCCTTCACCAGGCCCGCCGCGGCGGTGGACCCCACATCGAAGGTCTGCGACCAGGTCACCGAGAAGAGCGCACTGAGCGCCAGCGTAAGCGCCGGCTCGTCCGGCACCTCGACCGTGTAACCCACCCTCAGCTGGTGGAAGCCGCGCCGGCCGTCGAAGTAGATGAGGCCGGTCTCGGCATCGACGTGGTAGTCGCCGACCGCGACCGAGTTCTCGTCGGTGATGCTTTCGATGATCGTGGGCGGATAGGCACACAGGCTCACCGAGGCCACGCCCCACGCATGCGTGAAGATCTCGACGTAAGCGCCGTCGCGCAGGAAGCGGTTGAGGTAGGTCTCGGCCCAGGCGCAGGCGATCTGCCAGGCCTGGGTGATGTCTGGGTCGCGAGTCGTGTCATTGGGCAGCAGACCGATGCGCTGACGCAGGAGCGGCATGGGCGGGGCGATCACGTCCTCGATGGCCGGCACCGTGCGTTGGGGGACGGGATTCGGGCTCGGCGTCATTGGCCACCCCACTCGAAGCCGGCGACCTGCACCTCGACCGTGCTGCCATCTTCGGCCACCAGGGTGAGTCCCTCGGGCGAGAGCATGCCTCCAACGAAGCTGCGGCCGTCCATGCCGCGCTCACCGCGCTCACCCTTCTCGCCACGGTCCCCCTTTTCGCCACGGTCGCCGCGCTGGCCTCGCTGCACGATCATCCGCGGTTCGCCCGCGGTGCCTTGAAGGAAGAGGGACCCGCCATCGATGTAGAAGTCGCCCGCCTTGAGCGTGGCGGCATCGGGCTTGAGCCCGCGCCAACGCCAGCCCGCGGTACCGACGCGCTCCCACGCGGACTCGTTCTCGCCCGGTTCCGCCGCGGTGTCGGTGAGTGCCCGGTAGTACTGGCCGAAGTGATGCGTGACGACCGAGCCCTCCCGATAGACCTTCGTCTCCGACCAAGTCGGGGCATCGATGCCGGCGCCGTCCTCGCCGGCGGCGCCGGGTTCGCCCGCGATTCCGCCAGCACCAGCGGTACCGGCGTCTCCGCGAGCGTCCTGCATGAATCCGGTGTCGGCCTTGAGCGCAGTCACCACGTCATCGATGTTCACCTCGATCGCCTCGGGCTCTGGCACGGCTCGCGCGGCGAGCGCTTCGAGCTGCTTCTCGAGCGCGAGGATGCGATCGACCAGCGGCTCGAGCGCTTGCGCGAGTGCCTTCTCCATCGTGCTCATGCTGCGGCCCTCTTGTCGGCAATCATCGCCACGACCAAGGCTCGCGCGAGACTGCCGTCGATACTCTTGGCCTCATCGGCGGCCGGCGTCGGCTCGGGAGTCGGGGACGGGGCGGGGCTCGGCGCGGGTGCAGGAGCGATCTCGGCGCGGTGCAGGTCGTGCAACAGATCGATCGGGACCTGCTGTTGCTGTTGGGTCGGCATCCGGCCATAGCCCCCGGGGACCGGCGGATAGCCCAGGGTGGCGCGCGCCTCGTCCAGTGCGAGCACGCCCGACACGGCACCGGTGGAGGCGGACTCCATGCGGCTCGCGTAGTCCATCCGCGAGAGCTCGCGCGTGTCGAGCTCGGAGAACTCGTTGTCGGGTAGTCCGAAGAGGCGGTCGATCGAGAGCTCGATCATGTCGATGAGCGCAGCGAGACCGGTGGCGAGCCAGGTGTTCACCAGCTGCTCGACATTGCTTGCGGTCTCGTCGATACCGAGGAGCGACTTCGGGATCCGGAACGCTCGCGCGATGTCCTCGACGGTCAGGTTGAAGGTGTCGACCAGCAGATCGTCGCCCGGCGGCACGCCCATGGCTTGCGGCTTCAGGCCCCAGCCGAGGATCGGCGTTCCGCCGCTGGCGAGCTGGACGCTCTGCTCCTTCCAGGCTTCGCGCAGCTGGAGCATCTGCTCCTTGCTGAGCTTCTCGTCCGAGGAGAGCACGTAGGAAGGCGAGCCCCGGTTATTGAGGAAGGCCGCCAGAAAGGCCGAAAGCGTGGCGTTGACGGTGAGGCTTTGCGCGCAATGCACCAGCGGGCTCTGCCCCTGGAGCGGATCGCGTGCGTCGGCATTGATACGCAGATGCATGACGTCGCGCGCCGGTACCAGGAACTCCGGCTCGAGGCGAGCGCCGGGCTTCGTCGTCTGGACCGCGTAGAAGACGGCCCCGGTCTCCGGGTCGATATAGACCGAGTAGCCCTGCGCCCACCAGGTCTGGAGGACGTCGCCGTCTCCGCTCTTGTCACGCACGGCAAAGGCGACCACGTTCCCCGTGTTCATGAGGTGACGCACGCCGGCGGAGAAGAATTCCGAGCGCGTCTGCAGGCTGTTCGGATTCACGAACCATTTCGCCAGCGACGTGCCGGTGCGGGCTTCCTTGGCACCGTTGGGCAAGCGCCTGAAGTGGCCGCCCGGCAGGAGCGAGACCGCGTCCGCGATCAGGCTCACCGCGGCGAAACGGGCGGCGACTGCATCTCTCACACCGGCCCGCAGGTTGCGCTGCCAGCCGTCCTCGAGCGGTCCCAAGGAAAACACATTGCCGAGCTCGCCCACGCCCATGAAGGGGCCGCGGGGCTGCGCTTCTGCGCCGCTGCTCCACCAGGACTTCAGGCGCGACACAAGCGTCATTGCTTGCTCTTGCGCGGCCGCGCCGCCTTGCGTGGTGCGGGCTGCAGATCCGAAGTCCGGTAACCCGTGGCGGGCTCGACTTCGGCGGTGACCTCTTGGTACAGGTCGGGGCCGACCTTGCGAAGCGTGCCCTGGGCGAGGCCTTCCTCGAGTTCCTCCGCGTTGATGGGCGTGAGCTTCTTGCCGGAGGGTCCCGGCCGGATCACCAAGCGTGGCATGTTGCACCCCAGACGAAGTGGGGCGGGAATCGTGGGGATTGCCCGCCCCGGTTGGCTTACCAGGAGAGGCCGGTCGTAACCACGACGCCACCAGGGGCGACCGCACCCCACGAGGCGGGGAGGATGCTGCGCACGCCGATGGACCAGGTCTGCCACAGGCTGCGAGCGGTCGCGCCGGCAGCGGCGGGTCCTGCGCCACCGGATACCGGGATGCCGCCATCGCGCGGCACCTGGCCAGCCGTGCCGATGATGCCGGCCGGGCCGGTGGCGTGCGTCGGCGCGGTGCCGTCCGAGTTGGCCTCGACGACAGTGGCCACATCGCTCACGTCGTACTCCGGCGGGTCGAAGGCGGTGACCAGCGTGGCCGCGTCGACCGTGTAGAGCGTTCCCTTCGGGACGTTCTGCGACACGATGATCGCGATACCCAGCAGCCGGCCCGCGGCGACTTCGTCGCGGAAGACGAACTCCCCGAGCGGCGACTGCATGAGCCCGACCGACAGCGCGTCCTGGGTGTTGATCAGGAGCACCGGAGTCGTCCCCCGTCCGGCCGTGAGCAACGCGCCCACCGCCGCCTTGATGTCCGCGACGACTGCATCGCTTCCGCCACCGGCCGTACCAGTAAGCGGCGTCACTCCGTTGGCGATCCCGGCCGGCTGCACGCCCGCGACGGCCGCGGCGTTGGACAGGAAGATGCTGTCGAGGGTGACGCTCGTGTCGTCCAGAATGGCCTGGCGGATCACGGCCTCGATGCTCGGCGTGGAGCGTTGCGCGAGCTCCTTCGAGAACGTGCTGATGACGCCCATCTTGTAGCGGGCGATCGTCGATCCCGCGAGGGACATCTGGCCCAGGGGAATCGCGCCACCTTCACCGACGAATGCACCCGCCATGTTCGAACCGAGCGGGCCACGGGGGCCACGGCGCGGGACGGTAACGGACGTGAAGCCATCGAAGTTCAGGCTCAGCGTGCGGCCGGAAAGCGCCGCGGTCACGCTCAGGGGCGTGAGCAGGTTGATGAAGCCCTGGACGTCCGAGCGCGTTAGTTCCATCGCCCAGCCGGCGGTGAAGGTGGTGCCGATCGGCACGGCGGACTTGATCACGGCATCGAGCGCGCCGTTGCCCTTGTAGCGTTCGGCGGCGATGGCTTCCGGCGACGTCTTGCCGATGTGCGCGAGGAAGGCACACACGGCCTTCTTGGCCCACAGGTCCGCTGCGTCGGCCTTGGTGTTGTGGACGATGACCGGGCCCTGGGCGCGTGCGCGATCGGCGAGTGCTTGCTCGGCCTTCTCCAGCGTACCCAGCGTGGCGACATCCTTCTCGATCTGTCCGGAAAGGTCGTCGACGGTGGCGAGGATGGCGTCGTCGTCGGGGTTCGCGTCCAGATCCTTGGTGGCCTGGACGAGCTGATCCTTCTTGACGGCGAGTGCGGCTTTGGCCGCGGCAATACGTTCGGCGAGTGTCATTTCACGGCCCTCTTGGCTGCGACGATGGCAAGGGCTGCGCGCTTGCGCGCGGCCACGGAGGCGCCGGACGTGGCGAGACATTCGAGGGTGATGCCGTAGGACTTGGCGATCTGCACCGCGCGCGGGTGCGCGGGCGTGGCGACGATGCTGCACTCGATGAGATCGAGGTCGGACCAGTGGATCCCGCCTTGCGGGTTCTCGATCCCCTTGGCCCGAAAGCCGATCGAGGCCCCGAGCGGGACGCCGTCACTGATGAGCTGGCGCACCATTTGGCCAAGCTGCGTGCCGGCGAGCGTGAGGCCGCCCACAAGCTTGTCGGTGCGACGGGTGAGCTCCGACCAGGCGCCGATGATCTTGCTGGTGTCGTGATTGAACAGCGCGATCAGCGGGGCGCCCTTGGAGGCGATGGCGTCGAAGCTCGCGGGGTCGATCGTGTCGCGGACGCGATCGGGAGATGCGGCGGACATGACGAAGCGGGCATCGAATCGCCCGCTGTCCGCCTTCTCGATGGTGACACTATCCCAGCGGCGGTGATCCATGGTGGCCCCCAGACGGGGCGCCACCGGTTTCCGCCTGGCGGCGGTCGGCTTTACGCGCGGGATTGGATGGAGACGGGCCGCCCTTGCGCTGCTCTTCGCGCTCGTCTTTGCCGGGACGCTGATACACGAGGGGCATGGCGGGGGGCCTGCTGGAAACTGGCTGAAGTCTGGTCAGCGGATTTGCAATAGTCAAGGGCTATTGACGACTCATCCGATCATAGCTGCGACATCAAAGGAAGGCGTCGCCCCTTCCGAGACCTGGAAGGCCGCCATGACGGCAGCGACCGCGGGGTCGATGCGCTGCGTGCTCTTGTTCTTCACGAGCTTCACGTTGTCCGCCGGATCGCGCGCGGCCACCGCGGCAGCGAATGCCATGTTGAGCAGGGGGTGCCCACCGTGACGCAGGCGGCCCGATTCGACCAGGACCTCGAAGCCCTTGCAGCGAGGTGACATGTCGCGCCACCCCTGGCCGCATTCGATCCATTCGGCGCTTTGCGCGAAGCGCTCCGAGTCCGCGGCCTTGCGGAAGTGCGAGATCCCCCAGCGGTCATAGATGAGCCAGGCGACCTCGATGCCCAAACCCTCAAGCGTGGTGCGCAGGTGCCCTGCGATCTGCTCGTAGTCCATGACGCGACCGCCCAGGGGGACCATGAGGCCCTGCTTGACCCACACGTCATAGGGTGCGCGATCGCGGAGTGCGCGTTCCTTGATGCCGAGTGTCGGGCAATAGACAAAGGGCAGCAGGTGCACCACGCCTTCCTCATCGCGTGCGGCGGCGACAGCGGCCGTGAGGTCATTGCGCGAGGAGAGGTCGAGGCCTAGGGCGACGGGGCAGCGCCGGAAGACGTCGAGGTCGATCTTGCCGCTGCACTCGCGCCACGGGGTCGGCGCCATGAAGGCGGCCACCAGTGACACCCGCTGGTTGAGGCACAGATTGCGGAAGCTGCTCTCGGCTGTCGGCATGCGTGAGGCGCGCTTGGCCTGCTCGCGCAGGTCGGCCCTCGAGCGAAAGCTCGCCGGGTTCGCAGCGTCCCAGGCGTTCTCGTCCAGGAGGTCGCAGTTCGCCGGCGCGGTATAGAGGTGGCACACGACCTGGTCGGAGGGCGAGCGGATCGCGTCGTCGATCTGGATCGACAGCCAGTCGGCATCGGTGGCCGCCTGCGTCGAGATCACGATCGCGAGCGGATCCGCGTGCGCACCCTGGGACGAAAGCAGCGCGTCGATGAAGGGATGCTCGGGCCCGCGTACCTGGCCCCACTCGTCACCGACGAGCACGAGTGGTGAGAGTCCCATCGCAGTGGTCGCGGCCGCCGCGAGCGGACGGAACTCGCAGCCATTGCCAGGGATGCTGATCACCTTCTGCGATGTCTGGATCCGCGTCACCGCGCGCAGCGCGGGCGAAAGGTTGATCGCCTTGGCCATGTAGTCGAAGACGAGTGCTGCCTGATCGCGGGAGAGGGCGCCGCTGTTGAGCTTTGCGTTGCGCACCACCAGCCCGCGCATGAAGAGGAACGCCAGCAGCAGCGCAGCGATGAGGCCTGTCTTTCCGTTCTTGCGCGCGATGGAAAGGATGGCGCGTCGCGGGCGCACCTTGCCATCGAAGAGCGAGAGCACGAAGGCCTCCTCGAAGAGGTCCAGCCGCATGGGCTCGCCGACGCGCGCGCCTTCGGGCGTCACCACGAAACGCTCGATCCACCAGCACACCCGCTCGCCCAGGGAGAGCTCCTCGTGCGGCAGGCCTCGCCAGTGGCGTAGCTTCGGGACGTGTCCGGACTTGATCGCGGTCCGGATCTCGGGAGGCAGGGGCCGCGGGCTACCCGGTACCGGTGGCGCCGTACGCCGCTGCGCGTTACTCGTCATGGGGCGGGGCGACGTCCAGGTAGAAGCCGTCGTCAGACGCGCCCACTGCCTCGGCCTGCGCCATGCGTTTTCGCTCCGCCTGGCCGTCGCCCCGGTCCAGGGGCGCCAACATCATTGCCAGCGGTCGCAGGAGCGCGAGTTGTAGGCGAATGAGGTGAGCCTGGGTGTAGATGCTGGGGTGCTGTCGCTCGACGCCCCGGGCGTCACGCAGCAGGATGCCGTCCCGCGCGATGCGGCGCCGGTGCGCTGCGATATCGGCCTCGAGCTCGCAAACCTTCGCGACGGTCACGAGCTCGGCCGGGAGCCAATCCATCGCATGGCGGCCGCAGGTGAAGACCGGCCAGTACTTCGCCGCGGCTTTGGTGAGCGTCACGTAGGGCGGTACCGGGACGCCACCGAGCGCGGCAGGCGGTGCGACAAGCTTAAGCGACGACTTTACCTTCGGCATGATCCTACCTAGGTCATCCGGGGGCGTTTTTCAAGGAATTTGAGGGAAAACGATTTGGGCGGCCGGTGATCTGGAGGGGCGAAAATTCTTGCCCCTCCCCCCCCGCCGTGACCCCTCGGGCCTCGCGGTGGCGCGCGTCGTCTATAACGAGCAGGGCATGCCCCATCTCATCCACCACCCATCGACGAAGCCCATGCTCACACGAACGCTCCTTGCATCCATCCTCGCTTGCGCCCTGGTCGTGGGTTGCGCCACGCCGCAGAGTGCGCGCACCGGTCCGCCGGCCTACACCTCGACCAGCGCGAAGCCAGCGGTCGAGGTCTTCGAATGCATCGCCAACGCGTGGGAGGCGCAGGGGCATGCGTCCGAGATGAACACTCGACCGACCTCAGTCGGGTACACGCTCACGCTCGCGCGTATCGCGAACACGCTCGCGGTCGTGGATGTGCTCAAGGCCGAGACGGGCTCGACCACCAATCTCTACTGGGGCTCGATCCTTGGGGGTGGTGAGTTGAAGGATGCCGTGCAGCACTGCCAGTAAGGGCATGGGGTTACCAGCCCTCGGGCAGGCCTGAGGGCGGGAGCATGTCCCTACCCGTGGCCTCGGCCGCCTGCTTGTGCGCGTTGTGGCAGTGAGTGCAGAGCGCCCATAGGTTGGTGCGCTCGAGCGCGAGGTCGGGACGCAGACGCCTGCGGACCTTGTGGTCCACCGTGTTGGCCTTGAAGCCGCGGATGTCCGCACCGCAGAGCTCGCATCGGTAGCCGGCTTCCCGCAGGACGCGGGCGCGCATGGCCTTCCAGGCAGGGGATTGGTAGAACGGATCGCCGGGCATGGTGCCCGGCATGCTACGCCGGCGAGGGGTGCCGGGTCAGTCGAGGCGTTGCGCCACGCTGGCCATGTCCTCTTCGTAGTAGATCATCAGCATCTTGAGGTCCTTGTGACCAGTGATCCGGGCGAGGGTGAGGACATCCACCTTCTTGGACAGGCGAGAGGTCGCCTCGCGACGGGAGTCGTGGAAGTGGAGGTCGTCGATCATTGCCCGCGTCCTGCCCTTGCGGAAGAGTGCGTCACACGAGGCCGAGACCACGCCAAAGAAGCGGCCGTCCTCTTCACCGGGCAGCTGGCGCAAGAGCGCGATCGCGCGCGAGCTCAGCGGCACCGTGCGCGCGGATCCGTTTTTCGTCTTCGGCAGGAAGGCCGTGCGCTTCTCGAAGTCGACCGCGTCCTTCGTGAGGGACAGGATCTCGCCCTGGCGCATAGCTGTCTCAATGGCGAAGTGGAAGGCGACGGCCACCTGGGCGCCGTACGATTCCGCGAGCTCACCTTCGGCATAGCCGAGGCAGACGCTGATGCGCTCGAGCTCGTCAGCGGCGACGCGCCGGCGGCGGTGTTCGGGTTGCTTCGGACGGGTTACGTCCTTGAGCGGGTTGGCGTCTAGCCACTTCCATTCCTTGCGCGCGACGTTGAGGACGGAATTGACCAGGTTCATGTCGCGCAGCACCGACCCGGGCGAAACCTCCTCGAGGCGATTGCTGCGCCACTCGGCTAGGACGGGCGTGGTGAGTTCGGTCAGCAGGCGATTGCCATCAGGACCGCCAAGCTCCCGAAGGATCGCCACCAGGCGCACGCGCTCCCAGCGCTCGCCGCGCTTCGTGGATGAGACCTCTTCGGCATAGCGCTCGAAGGCCTCGGCCACCGTCTTTCTCGGAAGTGTGCTCGGCGCGGTTTGGGCGACGGCCTCCTTCTCGGTTGCCCAGGCGCGAGCCTGTGCTTTCGTCGCGAAGACCTTCGATTCCGAGACGCCATTGCGGCGGACCCGTGCGAGCCAGCCACCGGGCCGTTGTGCAAATGAAGCCAC